GGCGGACGACTCGGATATCGACGGGCAGCTCGCGACGATTGTTGCGGACACAGGCGAATTACAGGCGGATTGGGCGGACGCCGGGCGGCTGGATGCGCTGATTGATTTGATTCTTGCCGACACGGGTGAATTGCAGACGGACTGGGTCGATGCCGGGCGGCTCGATGCCCTCATCGATGCTATCAAGTCAAAGACGGACAACCTGCCGGCTGACCCGGCGGACGACTCGGATATCGACGGGCAGCTCGCGACGATTGTTGCGGACACCGGCGAATTGCAGGCGGACTGGGCGGATGCCGGGCGGCTGGATGCCCTGATCGATTTGATACTCGCGGACACGGGCGAACTGCAAACGGACTGGGTCAACGGCGGCCGGCTGGACCTCCTGATAGATTTGATTCTCGCGGACACGGGCGAGCTGCAAACGGACTGGGTGAACGGCGGCCGGCTGGACCTCCTGATAGATTTGATTCTCGCGGACACGGGCGAGCTGCAAACGGACTGGGTGAACGGCGGCCGGCTGGACCTGCTGCTGGATGCGGTCAAGGCGAAAACCGACCTGCAGCCGTCGCTGTCGGTGATTGTCGAGGGGACGGTCGATACGACGGGGGTGGCAGCGACGACTACGGAGTTTGAAAGCGACGATATAACCGAGGCGACGGCGGACCACTACAACGGCAGGATCGTTATATTCACCTCCGGGATCCTCACCGGCCAGGCTACGGATATTACCGATTACGCGCTGAACGGCGGACGGGGCCACTTTACCGTGACGGCACTGACCGAGGCGCCGCCGAACGACTGCACTTTTACGATCTTCTAATGGCAAGAAAGACATCGATATCACCGACATTAACGCCCATGAAACCGCGGAGCTTCGATGCGAAGGCGGCGGCCTCGGCGGTCCAGCGGTCGATGTCCGGGACCCTTTCGATTGCGCCGGTATACACCGGCGCGGTTGCGGCCTCGCCGGTGTACGGCGGGGCAGTGGCGGCGGCGGCGAACTACACGGGGGCGGTAACGATCAGCACGGCGACTTAGGCGAATGGAATCGATACAGATACTATCCGACAATACGGTGACCCTGACCGGCCTGGCCGATCAGACTCCGGCCTATATCAACGATGCGACGGTGGTGATGTCGCTGTATCGCAAGGCGCTGCAGTGCAAGCAGCAGATACTCCTGCCGAACGCCCAGGCGACGGCCGGGACGTGGACCCTGACGTATAACGGGGTAACGTCGCCGGCGATTGCCTATAACGCCTCGTGCTATGCGATTCAGCAGGTGCTGGACGGCATGATGCCGATACGCAGCGGGGATGTGTGTGTCGGCGGGGATCACCTGAACACGACGCCGGTTGTCGGCGGCCTGACGTTCACCTGGCGGGCGACGTACAAGGACGTCGCCCTGTTGGGATTCGATTTCTCGTCGCTTACCGGGCCGACGGATGCGGCCTCTACGATGACGCTCAAGACGACCAACCTGTTCAAGGGCCCGGCGGTCGATAAGGGCGGCGGCCTGGTGGGCCTGCCGATTATCGCCCACGGACTGGCCGTCACGGACTATATCCGGCCGGCCGGTACGTACAATTACGATGCCGAGAAGATTCTCGATGCGTCGAGCTCGGCGGACGAGATTGTCATCACGGCGACGTATGCGGCGGAGGTGTTCAGCGGCTACGAGCAGCTTTACGTGGCCGTGCCGAACGCGGTGGCCCTAACGGTGGCTTACGTGGCGGCGAGTGACGGCATTTACAAGGGCACCCTGCCGGATACGGTCAAGGGGCTGCGGGAGTACGAGACTATCGATACGGGTGCGGGGAGGCTGACTTTGGGCGAGTATTACCTGTTTGTGACGGCGACGAAGGCTGCGCTGCAGCGGGTGTTCGTGGCCGAGTGCAAGGCGGTGTTCGAATGAGCGATTTCGATGACGAATTAGTGGCGACGGCGGCGGACTTCTTAGCGGCGTTCGGCGAGGACGTGACGTATTACCCGCTCGTCGGGGACGCACGGGCAATTAAGATGGTTGTGATACGTAACGGCATAAGCCCGGTGACGGGGATGCCGGTCGGGAGTGGCCCGGATACGCAGGGAATTGTGGCGAACAGTGCGGTGACGGGGATAAGCAGCGACGAGGTGGACAGGGGCGGGGACGAGGTCGATCTGGAGGTCAACTTAGGCGAGACGGCACAGCGGCGGCCTATTACGAGTATCGTCGATCAGGATGTGGGGATGGTGACCTACGGGTTGAGATAATGGCGAAACAGACGCTTGTTGAAATCACGTATGACAAGGCGAAGCTCGAGCGGATCCGCCGGCAGCTTTCGGGTATCCCGGGCGCGATGCCAAAGGTGATGAGCCGGGCGATCAACCGGACGGCCGTATCGGCCAGGGCCGAGATCGTCCGCCGCCTGGCGAGCGAGATAAGCGCGACCCAGACGTCGATTCGCCGCGATATCCGAATCCGGAAGGCGACGCGGAGCGTTTGGGCGGCGACGATAGACCTGTTGACCAAGCGGATGCCCCTGATCAAGTTCGGGGCACGCGCACTGCGGAAGGGCGTAAGCTATCAGGTCAGCAGATCGGGCGGGCGGAAAAAGATAGTAGGGGACCCGGCGGAGGTCTTTATTCAGACGCTGCCCTCGGGTCATAAGGGGGTATGGCGGCGGGTCGGCTCGGCGCTGCTGCGGGGCAAGGCGGCGAAACAGGCGCGGGGCACGTTGCGGGGCCGGGGGGCGAGTGCGAGCAAGATCGGGCGGCTGCCGATTATCGAGCTGATGGGGCCTTCTATGGGCCAGGTATTCGAGGCCGCGCCGGGGATAGCATGGCAGGTGCGGCAGGAGGCGTCTGTGCGGCTGGAGCGGAATATCGACCAGCAGGTGACCTATATCCTTGAGAAATGGCGAGCGGCCGGGAGGGCGTCGGCGTGAGCACTCCACGGATCGAATATATCGCCGTCAATATCGCCGCCGCGATCAATGCGATTACGGTGGCGAACGAGTTCAATCAGACCCTCGTGGCCGTGCGGCCGAAGCGGATCGATTTCAGCGATGTGGTGCCGAAAAACGGCAGGGTCCTGATTGCACAGATCGATCAGTCACCGCCGGCCGACCAGGCGATCCAGACGCAGGAGTATTTGCAGGAGTTTCTGTGCGCGGCGATTGTCAAGGACAGTGACACGGCGGAGACGAGTATCGATACGCGGCTGAACCAGGTGGCGGCTGATATCGAGAAGAAGCTCAAAGAGGACCGCACCCGGGGCGGCTACGCGCTGAATACAGTTATGGCCGGGTCAACGAAATTCGACGATGGCGAGGCATTTACGGGGATTGCCGTGCTCGTGCGGGTGCATTACCGCACGGCGTGGGGCGATCCGTATACAGCGGGATAGACAATTTTGTGTCTCCTGAGAGACACGGGACTAAGCCGGGTTTGCCGCGGCCCTGATCAGGCGGCGGCGAGGTAAGGACAAATTAGGGCGGCAAGATAGGTGCCTATCTCACCTGTCAGCCGCCCTTTTTTGTTGCCCGGCGAAACAACTAAAGGAGAAGTTAAGATGCTCAGGCAAGTAAATGTATTACAGGTGGCACTGGAGGCGGTCGCAAAGGGCACCGCGGCGCTGGTCGGCTTTGTCGATGTCAAAGCATACGACGTCACAATCAATTCGGCCGCTGTATACGAGACGCGGCGCGGGGGCGGCAAGCACATGGGCAATAACAATGCCGGGGTGGTCGGTCTGCAGGAGGGCGTATGCACGTTCAGTTGCGAGCTGCGGGGCAACGGGACGACCGCGATGGATGCGGGCGTTGCCGTGCTGCTGCAGGGCTGCGGGTTCACCGAGGCGGTGAACACTTACGCGCTCACCTCTGCGCCGGCGTCGATGAATACGCTGACGATCCACGTCTACGAAGACGGCGTGCGCAAGGTGCTGTTCGGGGCGATGGGCACCTGGAAATCGCGAGTCACCGAGGCGAAGGTGGTCATGCTCGATTTCGAGTTCAAAGGGATCTATGCGGCGGTGACGGATGTGGCCGTGCCGGCGTTCGCGCCCGGCACCAATCCGCCGCCGACCCTGGCGGGTGCGACATTCAGTATCACCGCGGCCCGGGCGATCTCCGCGTTTTCAATCGATCTCCAGAACGAGGTCTATGTGCGGCCCGACCCCAACACGACGACCGGCCTGTCCTACGCGGTCATAACGAACCGCGATATCATGCTCAGCTGCGACCTCGAGGCCGCGCTGGTGGCGACATACGCGATGGATGCGGCGTGGCGGCTCGGGACCGAGGCGGTGGTCTCGATAGTGCTCGGCTCAGGGGCGGGCAAGCAGATCACAATCGCCGCCCCGAAATTCCAGTACCGGGAGATCCCCGAGGGCGAGCGGAACGGGATACTTACTTACGACGTGGTGGGCCAGTGCAACATGTCCGAGGGCGACGACGAGTTTTCGATTGTCGTGACGGGCGTATAGCTAAGGAGTTTTTTCGATGCAAGTGACAACAGAGCAGAAACGCCGGGCGATAGCGGCGAGCTGCGGCGGGCTCGGTGAATTGGACGACGGCCAGGTCGAGACGATCTGGCGGTCGCTGCTGCCGGATTCGCAGTCGCAGTACCTCGCCAGGATCAAGCCGGAAAGGAAGGGTAAAAAGGATGCCGATAGCGATCAGCCCGGATGAAACATTCAGGATAGTGCTCAAGAGTGACCAGGGAAAACCGCCGGCGCAGCAGCCGTTTTTTGAGTTTCGCTGTCTGTCGTGCCGCGAGTGGAAAGAGGTTGTCCGGGCTATTACAGCAATGCTCGGGAGTGACTCGGGTGAGGAGGCTATCGACAAGACGCTGGACATTCTACGTAAGGGCTTGGTGGGCTGGGGCAATATGAAGGATCCGGCCACCGGTGAGGCTATACCTTACGAGCCGGC